GGCGTTGGCGTTGGCGTTGGCGGCGTAGGCGGTTCGATCCTTACCAGATAACCACTTCTCCGCCCACTGCCCAAATTTCTCATCTTTGTAGACAGTGAGTGCTTGCAAAATAGCAAACTTAATTAGCACCTCTGTGGCGTCTACACTCTTGATTACCTTTCGAGTGTTGGACACTCCTTTGTCATCTCCAAGCACTGGACAAGGCCCCACCTCAACATAACAGGCAATTGCTCCGGGAGCATACCTGAGTGCATCCAACGGAGACAAAGAAAAATGAAGCCCTTTTGCACAAAGCTTAACTTCACCAAGATGGGTTAGGGTTTCACCATCAACAACCAAACGGCCGTCACCATAACCCAAGCGACGATCTTTCCGAACAAAGTGCCATGCTTTCATGAGTGTTCCTTAAAAGAAGCCGATGATTGCGCCGAAGGGCACGGCGAAAATGCCAACAACACGGGCGATGAGCATTGCTGTGATGGGGCCATCAAGCATGAGAATTAGCTTTGCAATGTTAGCAATCCATCCGAATGTTCCAAAGAGGGCGATCAGGACAATGAACAAACCTGAGAGAGAAAATGCACGTTGAGCTTTCATTTTCAATTCCTTTTTCACTAGTGTTAAACATGGTGCGGGTGGAGAGATTCGAACTCTCAAGCCAAAAGGCGCGGAGGCTTAAACTCCGTGTGTATACCGTTCCACCACACCCGCATATAAAAGAGAGGCAGGAGAAACTAGCAAAAACTATTCCCTTATTTCCTGCCTCTACAAAACTCATTCTTCAAAATAGATGTTAGCAGAATTGTCCAACGCCCTGTTATACATTTCTATGACTTTTTCCGCAACTTCTGCGGCCATTTCAAAGCCATATTTTTCCATGAGCTTGTTGGCAACATTCACAACAGCTTTCTTCTCAAGAGCCATTGCTTTTTCAACTGTGAGGATTTCAACAGCCATTGCCATACGGGTGGCATAGTCGCCCATGCTTTCCCCTTCTTGTTGGGGGTGGGAAGACATCCACTCAGAACGCACATCATTAACAAGCTTCTGCGAGCGCTCTCCATGCCGCTGTGCTTCTGTTTTAGCAGGGGAGCCGTCCCATTGAATTCCACAATCTTTCAATGCTTGACGGGCTGTTTTAACACCCTTCGTAAAACCGTCCTCACGGCCAATAACACGGGATTTAGCAGCTTCAGTGAACAGCAGGGCTCCAAAGAGCTGGCGAATTTCGGATGCTCGGGCATTCATTGTCATGCGCTTGGGGCCATACTTGTCCTGGCCCTTTGCCCCATCTGGGGCTTTCCACCCTGCGACAGTGTCCATTGTGCTTGCCATGGCAATAGCTGCCTGAATGTTGTTTTCCATGTCTTGTGGGGACATCTTCATAACAAGGGCTGCATCCCAAACAACACTAAAACGTCGTTGGTCTCCACTGTCATTAGCAAAGATAGAGACAAGATCAAGAGAGTTCTTAATCTTCCCCGTCAACATTGTAGGAGGGGATGAAATAGGCATCATACCCATTTCAGTAATCACGGCCAATGCTGTCTCAGACATTTTTAACTCCGTTGTTAAAGCTTCACCTGGTTTAGACCACTAGGCTTTATCTTTGCCCCGATCCATGTATGTAGTGTGCTCCCATTTCTCGTGCTTGTGTAAGAACGTTTGTGACTTTTGCACGTAAAGTTGACCCATCTGGTAATTTCGTTTAACTGGGACGTAAAAAAGCCGCCTAAGGGCGGCTTTTATTGGTTTTTGGTGCATTAGACCAGCGCGGGCAAGGGCTTGGCAGCCTTGGCGATGATGTAATCGAGAGTCACCAGCTTGGCCTCGACGGGGCTGCTGACCTGGGCCGTTGCCACTTCGGTGCCCGCCTCAATCATGTGGACGGTGAAATTTCCTGGGGCGTGCTTGATGAACTTGACAGAGCTATCTTTGTACATCAAGGGCACATCTTGTTGCACTTGGCCGATAAGGTTGGCCTTTTGGACCCGGCCTTCTGCGGCCAATTCGAACAGCACAGACAGCAGAGCAGGTGAGAGGGTGTTTTGATTAGTAGCCATGGGATTTCCTTAAAAGTTGATTGGGCGGTGTACAGCACACCCACAGGCCCTCAAAAGCAAGGGCTAGTGGCTAGGCTGTTATTTTGGAGAATGCATTGTGCATCCGTGATGGGCCTGAGTATACAAACTAGCACTGTAATCACTGCCATCCTGTACAAAAGCCGTGACCGTTGGGGGTGTGGTGAATTCCCTCCCCTCCCCATCAGCTGTCCATCTGGTCGACTCCCAAAACATGGGGGCAGCATTACAGGCCCTGACACCTCCACCCATTCCACCAAAGCTATGGTCACGCTGGGCATCCCAAAACACACAGGTTTCACATCTTCCAAGGTTTTCCATTTTCTCATCTCATCACGAAGTCAAACACAAGTGGGAATGATAGCACAACCCCAACAAGAAAACCGAGAAAGAAGTCAATCTTTTTCATGCCTTGCTTTCGTTGTGTGCGGATAGGGGCAGGGTCTTGCCAGCTGGGAACAGCTTTAGGCTCAACAAGCTCTAAATGATTGTCATACACAAACATGCTACACCTCCACTTGATCACCATCGGACAACACCCAGCAATAGCCACCTGTTGGCATCTTGCCCCCGTGCCATGTGCCTTCCCATTTCAAGGTTTCAGCCAACGCATGCAGAGCTAGGGCATGATTTAGCTCTACAGACATGCTGATGTCCCATGGATAGTCGGCGGTTGCGCCGAATGCCACAGCACGCACGCGCTGACTGCGCTTAATTGGTGTCAAATATGACACTGTGGTGATTGCTTGTCTCATATTATAAGCACATAATATATACAGACCATCCACCACAGCCAATAGATACTAATATCAACAGCATTATAATAGCAGTATCTAGGAAGCTATCAATAGCTTTGATAATAGTCCTAAGCTTGTTCATTGATATTCCCCTTAATAACCTGTGGGAAATAGTTCAATCTATCTGGGTAGGTCCAGCTTTGTACCTCCCAAAGAGTATCCTTATGCTTACGTACTTCAGTTTGACTACCGTGTTTCCGAAGAGAAGCAGCTGCTTTATATGCTTCTTCGGAAGTGTCAAAGTATTCACATTTCATCCTCTTCTCCTCAAGTATTAATAAGGACATGTGCCCATGTGCCATCTTTCAATGTGCCTGATGCCATAGAGAGTTCCCAGCCCAGGCGTTTCATCAGAGTTTGAGCAGCATACCTATGATTTGCCTCACCATTAAGGTGATGGTCCCATTCAACAAAAATGGTCCTGGCTTCACAAGAAGCCTTGATTCGGCTGGGTTTGGTATTTGTTGGGCCAATATACTTGGTGCGGATGGCTTGCATATTCATTCTCCTTTGCAAACAAAGTTGGGGACATAGAGGGCTGTTGCCCTCCCTGCAGGGGCTACAGCACGCCAGGGCACAGGTCCATGGAAGCGCTGGGACACCTGGACAACAACAGCGTTAGCCCCCATGTATCTAGCTGCCTTCTTCAGGGCCTCCAGGGCCTCGTCAGTGCTGCCGTAGGTGCGCTTGGTGACAGAGACATAGCCCAGGGTTTTAGCGCCTTCTGGAGCCTGTTCAACAACACAGACAGCACCAATGTAGCCTGTTGCTGGGGCCACCTGTGTGGCCTTTGTGCTCATTACGTCACGGCCGGGGCCTGTGGCGCAGCCTGCAAGCAGCAGGGAGAGAAACAGGGCTGTTTTCATGGATGCTCCTAGCATTCGTTATCAATGATGCGGACTTCCGTATTGCGGCGGTCCTGAAAAAACCTAGCTTGATTAAAGCTAGATTCTAAATCATCTGAGGCAAAAACCGTATACCAATTATATGAATGTGTCTTTTCCTGCACCTCATACCTGTAGTTGTATAAACCTTCTGCCTTGCTACGTGGAGTGATGTCCATTCTGTGTTCTCCCTTCAAGTGGAACTTCCGGTTGCCTTGGCGATGGCGGCCCCACCGATGATCGCCACGGGGATAAGAGCGGCAATAAGAATTTGGGTTTGGTAGGACATGCTAGCTTCCAGTGGGTTGCTGTTGCCTCTATTGTCTCCTTGTTTAGGAAGAGAGTCAAGCACTTTCTTCAAGTGTTACACATTGCCTTTTGTGTGCTCAAGACATGGACTAAAGGGACAACATAACAGCCCTACTGAGAACATGGCTAATGTGGGGAATGTTAATGAAATGTTAAGGAGATGTTAATAAATACCATCCAAACCCCCATTTTCATGCCTTTTAGTTCTATTAAACATGCCTTTCTATGACCTTCCTGACCGCCTAGGAGCGATTTAAATTGAGGGGCTAGGGGGTAGGCTAGGGTGGGGTGATTTAAATGCCTCAAAACGTGCCCCCTGTTGGTGCACTTGTGTTGTTTATGTGCTATCAGTGTGACTGGCTGTAACCGTACATGCGACAACGGATGTTATGTAAACAGACAGAGCATGCAGTCGAATGCATGTGTGGACCTGTCGTTTTGGGTGTGATAGGCTGGAAGGTTGTCCCTCGGGAGAGGGGGTGGGGGAAAACTTGGCTGCGTGGGGAAAGGTGTAACCCACCTTGCTATGCTGCTTATATTTTTTAGAAACAGACACGTCTGCCTTTTGGTGAATGGAAAACAGGCTGTGGAATGGGATGAAGCTACCCAGACACCTCTTTGGTGTTTTGAGAGCTTCTAGACATTTGTAGCAACCCAGCAAACAGTATTGATGTGCGGGTGGAACTCTCCAACTTCCACTGCACTAACGTTCCGTGGAGGACAGTGATGTTTATTTCATCTGTAAGTACGTCAAAGCTTGAATTACGCTGAAATCTGTGCTACCCTAATACATTAAACATTCTGTTTAATACAGTAATTATATAATTACATTATATAATTAATACATTACTATATATATAATTATATATATAACAACTATAAATATATATATAATATAAATATAACAATATATTATATAAATATAAAAGAATAATAAAAAGAAAGAAATACATTAACACTACGTATTAATGTAAAGAAAGAAAAAGAAGAAGTCTACGACTTCCATACGCTGTAGAACAAACGTTCTCCGCTTGGTGCTACGAACGTACACACAACACGCTGTCACCAAGACAGCGGCAGAGCGTCGGCTACCTGAAGCAGCCTCCTTAATGTAGTTTTACATCAAAGCTTGAAATAGAGATAAAAATATGATATAATAGATGTATAGAATGAATTAATACGCTGTTCGCTTTGTTGCTCACAGCGAATAAAAACAACAAACGTCGGGCCCTTTAGGGGCCCTCCTTATGTGGAAAACAACAAGGAACTACGCTGTAAAATGACAAGCATGCTCACTGACTCGGCCAACAAACGGGCCGCTGCCGAGAAGGCAGAAGAACTCAAGCAGCTGCGCCAAAAACGTCTGGCGCTGGTTGCCAAGCGCAATCACCGCTCGGACGAAGTGAAGATTGAAACGATTAAAACCTACCTCGCCCTTGGCGGGAATTTAACCCTCACATCTGCCTCGACGGGCATTGCCTACACGACGTTGAAGGTGTGGAAGGCCAGTGCCTGGTGGAACACGGTGATTACCGAGCTTCGAAAAGAAGAGAAACTCCTTCTCTCGACAAACACCAAGAAACTGATGAAAGTGGCTATGGAGGCTTTGGCGGATAGGGTGGAGAATGGCAACCACATATATGACCAGAAAAAGGGTAAGCTTATTCGCAAACCCTTGGAAGCGAAAGACCTCCATAAAATCTCTGTGGATTTAATCGACAGGGCACAGGTATTGGATAAGGCCACAGAAGAAACTGTGAATATCCAGAATGACGAAGACAAGCTTAGTAAACTCGCTGAACGATTTGCAGCCCTTGCATTAAAAGCTGCCGAGAGACAAGCAAATATTAATACAGGTGAAGTTGTAGATATTCAATCTAAGGAAATTACAGAGGAATGAAACTAACAGCAGCCGTAGTCAGAGGGTTTGTTGGCTCCGTACTGGCTTCTGGCTTTGACGGTGCTGTCGAATCTCCTGATTTCCATGATGAGTGCTGGGAGCTTTGCACCAGCCCAAATAAGTTTGTTGCGATAGCCGCTCCACGTGGCCATGCCAAATCCTCCGGCATTACTCTCGGATATGGTTTAGCAACGCTCTTATTCAAAGAGCGTAAATTTATGCTGCTGGTCTCAGATACTGAGTCACAAGCAGCATTATTCCTTGGTAACTTCAAACAACAATTACAAGACAATCAAGAACTAATTGATTTGTTTGACTTGCAAAGAGATGAAAAAGGTAAAACTAAGTTCATCAAGGAAACTGAAACAGATATTATTGTTGAGTTTAAAGACGGGGAGAAGTTTCGGATAATTGCTAAGGGTGCCGAACAAAAGCTTCGTGGATTGCTGTGGGACGGCTCCCGCCCTGACATCATTCTCTGTGACGATTTCGAGAATGACGAACTTGTGATGAACAAGGAACGCAGGGAGAAGATGCGGAGGTGGTTTACAGCCGCTCTGTTGCCCTGTAGAGCCGACAAAGGCGTTGTCCGCATAGTGGGTACCATCCTACACATGGACAGCCTTCTAGAGCGGCTAATGCCCAAGCAGATGTCAGGTGCAACAAAGCACACCGACCTCAAGACTTGGAGCAGCAAGCCAGTTGGGATGTGGAAGAGCGTTAAATACCGCGCACATAATAATGACTTCACTCAGCTATTATGGCCACAGAAAAAGAAAGCTCAGGATTTCATTGATATTAGAAATGATTATCTGGAGCAAGGGCTCTCAGATATTTATTCTCAAGAATATTTAAACCATCCAATTGACGAAACTACTTCTTATTTCAAGCGTGGTGATTTTATTGCCATGTCTCAAGAAGACAAGAAGATGAAATACAACTACTTTGTCACCGCCGACTTGGCGATTTCTGAAAAGGAAAAAGCTGACTTTTCTGTATTCATTGTGGCTGGTATCGATGAGAATAGAATGATACATGTCAAGCATGTTATTCGTGACCGTTTGGACGGCAGAGAAATTGTTGATCAGCTCATTGCTCTCCAGCGCCAATACAATCCTATGGCTGTCGGTATTGAGGACATGCAAGTGTCTAAGTCTATTGGGCCTTTCTTGAATGAAGAGATGCTAAAGACTCAGCAATTTATCAACTTAATTCCTTTGAAGCATGGAGGCAAGGACAAGTTAAGTCGTGCCAGGTCCATCCAGGCTCGTATGAGAGCTAGGGGCGTTAAGTTTGATAAAGAGGGAGATTGGTATGCTTCCTTTGAAGAGGAATGTATTCGCTTCCCAAGGGACAGGCATGATGACCAAGTGGATGCCTTTGCTTATTTAGGCCTAATGCTCGATTCGTTAATCGAAGCCCCTACCCAACAAGAAATGGACGAAGATGAACGAGATGAACAATTACAGCGAGCCAACTTCGGACATGGACGATCCCGAATCACCGGCTATTGAGCAGGCTGAAAAGCCAGACCTGAGAAAGATGGTTGAGGAAATCAACCTAGCTTTGACGATGGACGAGCAAACGCTGTCCAAAATCTCCAGCCAAGTTTCTGATGGTTTTGAATACGATATGGAATCCCGCAGGGAATGGGAAACCAATCTAGAAGACTGGACCAAGCTCTCTCTCCAGATTAGAGAAGAAAAAACGTTCCCCTGGCCCAAGGCCTCTAACGTCAAATACCCCCTCTTGTCCACTGCGTCCATGCAGTTTAACGCTAGATCGTATCCGTCCTTGGTTCCCTCTACTGGAGATGTAGTCAAGGTGGAAGTCATTGGGAAAGACAAAACTGGTGAGAAGCTAGAAAAAGCCAAGCGCGTCGGCACTTTCCTGTCCTATCAAGTCCTCAATGAGATGGATGGATGGGAAGAGGATATGGACAAGCTCTTGATGATGCTGCCAATTGTGGGCACCATTTTCAAGAAAACATATTATGATTCTGTAAAGAAGAAAAACAAATCTGAGTTGGTCCTTCCCAAGAACCTGGTTGTCAACTATTGGGCCAAATGTCTGTCGGATGCCGAGCGTGTGAGCGAGATTATAGAGATGACTCCCCGCGTTGTCAAAAGCCGCCAGATGTCTAAGGTATTCCGAGATGTCGAATTGGGTGACCCCCAAACCATGAATCTCGATGTGGCGCCTGGAGGCAGCTACGGCCGTCAGGACGGCACTGTCCCCTACCAAATAATTGAGCAGCATACGTATTACGACCTTGACGGAGATGGGTATGAAGAACCATACATCGTTACCTTTGAGAGAAATTCTAAAGCTGTGTTGCGCGTTTGTGCTAGGTTTGATGATAGCGGAATTCACACTGACGATGAGGGGAATTTACAGGAAATTTGCCCAATTGAATACTACACCAAATTTTCATTCATTCCTAATCCTGATGGGGGTTTCTATGATATTGGCTTTGGGCTTCTTCTTAGTCCCCTGAATGAGTCTGTAAACACCCTCATTAACCAACTGATCGACTCTGGTACCTTGAATACCCTCCAAGGAGGCTTTCTGGGTAAAGGCTTGAAGCTGAAAATGGGAGAAACCAAGTTTCTTCCAGGAGAGTGGAAAACAATTAATAGCACGGCGGACGATATGCGCAAGCAAATCCTCCCCATACCTACTAAGGAACCCTCCCCAGTGCTCTTCCAACTCATGGGAACGCTCATTACTTCCGGGAAAGAGTTGGCCTCTGTGGCTGAAATTTTCACTGGAAAAATGCCAGGACAAAACACCCCTGCCACTACGACGATGGCAACTGTTGAACAAGGTATGAAAGTGTTCACGGCTGTCTATAAGCGTGTGTATCGTGCCCTGAAGGAAGAGTTTAAGAAGTTGTATGCCTTGAACGGTATCTACTTTGATCAAGAGAAGTATGAAGCTATTTTAGATGAGCCTGTGGGCCTGGATGACTTCAACAATGACTCTTACGACATCTGCCCAGGTGCCGATCCTACTACGGCCACTCAGAGCGAGAAGCTGATGAAGGCCCAGGGCCTCATGGAACTGCTCCCAACGGGGGCTTTGAACCCGGTCAAGGTTATATCACGAATTCTAGAAGCTCAGGAACAGCCCAACTGGGAAGACCTCTTCAGCGACGAGGTTAAGCAGAGTGGACAGATTCCGCAACAGCCTGATCCGAAGCAGCTTGAGATGCAAATGAAGAGCCAATTCGAGCAACAGAAGATTCAGATGCAGGCTGAAGCGCAGCAACACAAGATGGAATTGGAAAACACCAGCCAACAAGCCCAGTTGGCCATGAAGTCCCAAGAACATCGAATGGATATGCAGCATAAAGCTCAGATGGCTAACTTAGACGCCGCTGAGGCTTTGCATAAACAGCGCATCTTCCAGGTACAAGAAGCCCAGAAGATGGATATGAATGAGCAAAATCATTCTCAACAGATTCAACACCAAGAGGAATTAACAAAATCGAAGCTTCAGATGCAAAAGGCCTCTTCGAAGACTGGGAAAGACACCCAATCTCGAAAATAATTCTAGCAGAGTTTGCGAAGAGAAAGCAAGCAATCCTAGAACAATTGGCCGATAACGCGGGCATTGACCCGCTTCAAGATAGATATCACGTTGGCTATATTGCTGCCGTGAATGACATCACTAACATTGAAATCGAGGAGGTTTCATTTGATTAAAGTTTGCGGACATCGTCTTTTAGTTAAACCAATTTTGTTGGAAGAAACAGATGATGTATTTAAGAGCGCGAGAAGCGCAGGTATTGTGATTCAACGAGATGATCGGGCGCGAGAACACGAAAGTGTCGACCAAGGAGTGGTGATTCAAATCGGTCCCACTGCATGGCAACTGCCTGAGCATGGTGGACAGGCATGGTGTCAAGTGAATGACACTGTTGTTTATGCCAAGTTTGCTGGAAAGCTTATTGTCGATCCAGTGAGTAAAGAGAAATATATTGCGCTCAACGATGAAGATATTGTTGCAGTGCTGACAAAGGAAGAAAATGAGTGAAGACCTCAAACAAGAAATTGCAGATATTCCAGAACCTGAAAAAACAGAAGAAACAGAAAAGCAGCTTAGTTCTATTGAGCAGCGCGCCCTTGAACAGGGCTGGAAGCCTAAGGAACAGTTCGATGGTGAAGAAGATGACTTCATTGATGCAAAAGAGTTTGTCCGCCGTGGCGAGCTTTTTTCAAAGATTGAGCATCAAAGTAAGGAAGTAAAACAACTTCGCCAGGCATTGGAGGCTCTCAAGCAGCATCACTCCAAAACCAAGGAAGTCGAATATAAGCGAGCACTCAAACAACTAGACCAAGCCCGTAGGCAGGCTGTTGTGGATGGGGAGCATGACCGTGCATTTGCTCTCGAAGATAAAATTGAAGAAATCAAAGAAGAGAAGGAAAACTTTGACAACGACTTTAATCAAGTCGCAGTTCCTTCCCAGAATACCGACCAGGTATTCGAATCTTGGCAATCTAACAACAGCTGGTATGGCAAAGACAAGGCAATGACCGCCTTTGCTGACAAGCTGGGAGTTGAGTTTAGGTCAGAGGTGTTGGCCGGCTCAATGACCAAGGAAGAGGTTTTCGCAAAAATCTCAAGAGAGGTGAAAGCCGAATTCAAGCACAAGTTTCAAAATCCCAAAGCTTCACGCGGTTCTGCCGTAGAAGCCTCAAGTCGAGGGGGTCGTTCTAATTATTCAGCTGGTGGATTCCAGTTGGATGATACACAACGTGCAATTATGCGAAAGTTCGTGGATCAGGGTGTAATGACTGAAGCCCAGTACATCAAAGAGCTTAAGGCTCAACAAGAAGGTTAATTATGGAAAAAGAATCAATTGCCAAAAGCCCTAGAGGGCGCACTACCCGTACTCCAATTGCCCAACGTAATATTCTTACGGTTCGCGGTAAGGAACCTGGGTATGTTTACAGAATTGTGAATGACTCGGGAGACCGGGTAAATATGTTTGAAGAAGCTGGTTATGAAATTGTGAATCAAGCTGACGTTGTCGTCGGTGATAAGCGAGTTCAAAAAGCAACTTCGGTGGGAACTAAAGCAGAGGTTAATGTTGGTGGTGGTGAAAAGGCTCTTGTTATGCGAATCCGTGAGGATTGGTATAAAGAAGACCAAGCTGCTAAACAACAGAAAGTCAATGATTTAGAGTCCTCGATGAAAAAACAAGCTCTTAGTGGGACTTATGGAAAAATTGAAACTACCCGTAGTTAATTCCTCTCCCATTAGGCTATTACTCTAATGGAGATTTAAATGGCGAACATTTCACGCCCTAACGGCTATCGTCCGGTGAAGCATCTTTCCGGTGCTCCTTGGAACGGCCAAACCCAATACTTTGCAATTTTGGCATCCAATGCCGTCGCTACTGGCGTAGGTGATTTGGTGATGCTGGACGGCGCTGCCGATGCAAACGGTGTTCCTTCAGTGGGCCGCGTCACCAACGGCTCTACTTCTGTTCCTGTTGGTGTAGTTGTGGGATTTGTGCCTGACTATTCTAACTTATACAGTCCTTCTCAATATCGACTGGCATCCACTTTGCGTTATGCTTTTGTCTGTACTGATCCCACTGTTGTTTATGAGGCCCAGGCTTCTGGCACCTATGGTATTGCTACTGATTCTGGACTGAATGCAGGAACTACCCTCACTGCTGTTTCTACAGCAACTGGTATTTCTGGGATGCAGGTTGACTTGGCTACCAAGGCCACTACAAACACCCTGCCTGTGAAGATCCTTGGTGTGGTACAACGTCCCGATAATGATGTTTCTGATACTTCCAATCTGAAGCTGCATGTGATGATTAACAATGGCGCGCTGAGTAACGGCACGACTGGCGTCTAAGGAGTATAATAAATGTCTATTATCAATAGTGGCTCATTTGCAAAAGCCCTCTGGCCCGGTGTAAATGCTTGGTACGGTAAAGCATATGATGAATATCCGGTCGAGTACACCAAGCTGTTTGACACCTTCAAGTCTGACAAGGCTTTTGAAGAAGATGTCGGCGTAACCTCGTTCGGTCTGGCTGTTCAGAAGCCAGAAGGTGATCCTATCACTTATGACTCTGAACGTCAATCTTTCATTACTCGGTACAACCATACCGTGTTCGCGCTGGGTTTCATTATCACACGCGAAATTATGGAAGACGACCAATACGCTGTCGTCGGTCAGCGTAAGGCACAAGGTCTGGCATTCTCTATGCGCCAAACCAAGGAAGTGAATGCCGCAAACATTTACAACCGTGCTTTCAACAGCTCCTACACCTATGGTGATGGTGTCTCGATGATCAATGCCGCCCACCCCAACTTTGCGGGTGGTACTTGGTCGAATCAAATTGGCACTGCCTCTGACTTGTCGGAAGCAGCCCTTGAGCAAGCAGTGATTGATATTGCTGGCTTCACGAATGACCGTGGTCTTTTGATCGCTGTTCGTCCTAAGAGCCTCATTATCCCTCGCCAGCTTCCCATGGAAGCCAAGCGCATTCTCTTCTCGGATGGCCGTGTTGGTACCACCAATAACGACCTGAACGCCTTGAAGAACATGGCTCTGATTCCTGAAGTGGTGGTCAACCACTACCTGACGGATACGGATGCTTGGTTCATTCGCACGGACGTTGGCAATGGCTTGAAGTATTTCGAGCGTCGTGCTGATCAGTTTGCCATGGATAACGACTTTGACACCGAGAACGCCAAGTTCAAGGCCACTGCTCGCTACACCTTCGGCATCACCGATCCTCGCGCTATCTACGGAAGCGCAGGGGCCTAACCCTAATGGGGAGGCTTCGGCCTCTCCTTTTTAAGGAACTATTATGGGTTTTAAACAAATTGATGTTGTGCCTTTGGCAACTAGTGGTCCTAGTGCTATTACACCCTCACCAAAGACAGAGCAACTTAAAATCTTTCAGGTTGCACGAACTGATACGGTTGCTTCCATTAAAGCAATTCTTCCCGCGGATGCCAGTGTTATCTCGGTGTTTGTCTACGGGTCGGTTGCTTCTGATGCCACTACAACGGCCCTTTTGACTTTCACTGTTGTGGACGACAGTGGGACTATTTCCACGGGCACCTATGACGTGAAGACCAATGGTGCTGTTTCCGGTGCATCTACCAACATGACTAACTTACCAAATCTTGAGAATCTCCCGCTCCGCGGAGATAAGCAAATCAAGGCAGTTTATTCAGAAACTGGTACGGCATCCACCACGGGTGGCCCATGGAAAGTCACTGTGCGTTACGTTCGATAATCTACCCGAGGGAGGCGGTGAGTCTCCCTCATTTCCTTGAAGGGGAAATATTTAATGGGTCAAAATGTTTGGATTAAATGTGGGCGGGTAATGAACCTCCTGCCCGAAGCTCCTAACACTCCTCCTACTGGAGCAACTACAGGCGCGTGGCTTTATAAGGATAGCCCTTTTGCTTCTTTCCAGGCCATTGTAAATGGTACTGGGGCCATTGGAGCTACGGTGGTTATTCAGGGTAGTAACGACGGGGTCAATGCCGTCTCTACTGTGTTAGGAACAATTACTCTGTCTGGTACCACTGCCGTATCAGATGGATTTGTTACGACTGCTTCTTGGAAATACGTTAGAGCAGTTGTTTCTGCTCCGTCCGGAACTATTAGCAGTATTTCTGTGTTGATGGGAGTTTAAATGTCTGTTTCTATCAATACTGCAACTGCCGGTGGTGGTGGGGGTTCTAGTTCCTCAACTACTGCAGTAAATATTCCTGCAGCAGGATATAGAGTTGCCTTGCGGGCCTCCCAACCTACCAACGGTAACTTAATCGATCAATCTAGTGTCGGCCGTGTTCTGAACTTGAACACTGGACTTTTCCCGGTGAGCTGGGTAGCCAGTGGCGCTGTGACTCTCAATACATACAGAACTCCCGTTGTATTGAACGGATTTATTTATAAGGCCACGGTGGGTGGTACAAATGGTGCTACAGAGCCCACGTGGCCAACCACCGTTGGCGCTACGGTTGTGAGTGGCACCGTCACCTACACATGCGAAAAAGGGCCGTGGTATACAGACGTGTCTGGTTATCGCTTATTTAGATCATTGTCTACTTCACAAATTGGGGTAGCTGGTAACTATGTGATGCCCGCCACCACTGACCAATGGGACATGAACAGCGGACAAAGCCTAATTGTTCATTTAAGAGTCAAACAAAACTGGGACACCTCATATCCTTCTGCTGCAGCGGACGGTGCTGTTATTTACGGTACTCGTGATTTAACAGGCACAAACAGAGGATTCAACATACTAGCTTATGGCGCAGCAGGAAATAACGCATTGCGTTTTATTGTGCGGGGTGATAGCGGTGTATTGTCTGGTATTATGTCCGCAACTTCTACTAAAAGACAAATGGACGGTAATTTACGTGACATTGTTTTTATGGTGGATGGGGTTCTAAAGACTGCTTATTGTTTTACTGATGGGGTTGCTTTAGGGCAATCTGACATGACCGGCGCTGAGATTTGCCCGCATGGCATGAATTTAGTATCTATTTTGGGATCTACTGCCGGAGCATATCGAGTCGTCGGTGGCGGTATTAACAGTATTTCTCCAACTACTACATTTGAATGTTCCTACCAAGCAATTGATGAGGTTGTTTTAGACGGTCCTTTACCAGCAAACATTCAAGCCATTGCTTCTTGGTTCTCTACAAGGGACGCTCTTCTCCCGCAAAGTTTGGTGCAATAATGCGGAATGTCCTGTTAATTGTTTGTGGGCAGTCCAATCAACAGGGGTCCACTCTTACGGATAATGGTGGTACTGGGACTGGAGTAAAATTTACTTCTGTTTATTCAGGTAATACAGAGCCATATCTTCCAAATAACAACGGAGCGGGTAGCTGCTGGCCCCTACTAGAAGACTTAGCTGCTGCTAGGGGCATTAAACTCATTATTAAGAATTGTGCTATCGGCGGTAGCTCTATTCTGCATTGGACTGGGATTGTCGGTTCCACTCCCACAGGAAGTACCTCTGCTCCCCTAACAGCCAATAACATGAGTGGCAGCGGGCTATCAGGAGGGACAGTGCCTGCTGTAGAGGGACAAAGCGATTTCGATCCCTTTGGCTTCTGCGCAAGGGCACGAGCGCAAATAGTGGCATATCCACAAATCACGGATGTAATTAGTTTATGGGCAAATGCAGAATCTGATGGTGGTACGTCACAAGCCAACTATCAGGCTGCCTTGGAAAGCATAAGCAATTATATGCTGGCAAGCAATTCAAAAAAGCATTTCATTGGACTAAGTTCTAGTGGAAATAATTCCCAGGCCAACATGGATAAGCTTCAAGCAGCACGGCTTGGTGCCCTGTCTTCTTTAATTGGTGCCGGTAAATCTGTGGCCGAGGGTGCTGATTTGTATGTCAAGTTTGGAATGAATGCTCCCCTCTATCCAGAGAAAACTCAGCCTGCTACTAAGGTACACTTAACAGCAGAAGGACAAAGAGTTCACGCGGCCCTATGGGATAGTTCTTTCCTGGCTGGGGGATATTAATGAGTGTGACGGTAAATTCTAAAGTTTGTGGAATCGGGGATTCTGTAGTAGAAACTCCGCAACTTATTTTAGAGAGCAAAAAACAAAACAAACTAAACGGGGCTTGGTATTTTCCTGGATGGAAAGACAATCCCAACCATCCTTTCGGCCCTCCTTGGGACAAATCATGGTTTTGGCTGCCTAACTACCCTAGCAGAACTCCCCTAGGTGGGGCTTATGATGAAGGTAAGCAGGAAGTCATGGACAATACCATGCAAATGGCTATTCAAGGAGGTATTGATTTTTTTGCTTTTAATTATTACTACAACTCAGAAACCGGTCAACCTGAGGGCGACCATGCAATTAAGAATTTTATCTCCTCCAAAGTAGATGGAATTAAGTTTGCAATAGGATTCGAATCGCATACTTCAGTTCCCCCGGTAAAAAAGAAGCAAGATTGGGTAGACATTTTAAGACTATTCGCCAAGGCGTTTAAAAGTGACAAGTATTTAAGAATTAATGGAAGACCTGTGGTGTTTATGGTAAAAATGGACGACATACATAATGTCGTTACTGCGGCCACAGGAATGACCCATGCGGAGCTTTTACAAAGCGCCAAAGACATTACTAAAGAAGATATTTATTTTGTTGCTTGTGCGGGGGTTTTAAACCACTGGATATGGCAGGCCAAGCTGGCGGGCTATGATTGCTATAGTCAATACAACTTGAGTTTTGCCTGGACAGACAAAGATGCAGCTGTGGCCGGGGCAAGTCCCACAAACTTTGCACAACTGGCAGCAAACTACGCCACAGAGTGGAACTATCAAGTAAAGAAACTAGATATTGATTTTTGGTTACCTACCACTACAGGATTCGACTCCCGTCCCTGGGCAGGTAGCGCGATTGGAATTGCTACTACTACGGAACTTAGAGCACATTTCCAGGCTGCTAAAGCAGTATTAGACTCCTCTTCCAAATGCATCGGCTCTATTACGTACGCCTGGAACGAGCACGGGGAAGGCGGGTGGATGTATCCAGACATAACAACACGATTTGAAAAGCTGGCTGTCCATAGGAGTGTTTTTAAGAGTTAGATAAACATAAGGGAGTTTATGTTAATTGTCAATTTCGAGAACATTGCAGATTTAAAGACATTTCATCCAGGACCAAGTGTGCCAGTAGCAGCCACGATCTTGGGATTTTCTTTTCCTACTGACGAAGCATTTTCTGTATATAGTTGGGATTTTAACTCAACAGCCACAGCAGATGACGTAGAAGTAGTTAAGCCAACGGCTGATCCAACAAGTAACGGTAGATGGCTTCGAGTAGACCTCTCTGCCGTACCCCAAGTAAATGCCAATTGGACGGCCACTAGCGGCCCTGCGTTTATCTTGAACAAGCCCTCTCTTTCTACCGTAGCCACCTCGGGTAGTTACGCTGATCTGAGTGGTAAACCCACGATTCCTCCCGGACAGGTAAATTCTGATTGGGGTGCATCTAGTGGCTTGTCTCAGATTCTGAACAAACCAAGTCTGGCAACAGTGGCAACAAGTGGAAGTTATAGTGATTTATCCGGCAAACCAACCGTTCCGTCAAGTATTACCGTTGGGACTGCTAATGCTCGCACTCTGTCACTTGCTACAGCTTACCAAGCTACTGATGCTAGTAAGCCAGCAGTTGTTACGGTTGTTCTAACTTCTAATGCTTCATTATCTCTTTCGGGTGGAACCACCATCCAGGGAGAGGTTAGGGTAGGCACTAGCAGCGCTGTAGCCACAGGGTCTGGGGTAGCCGTAGGGGCGTACAAGAATAGCCTCACTGGCTCCCTCACTGTGGGCCTCAATGTTCAAACAGAGAGTTATGGAACCATTACTTTTGTGGTTCCAGCCAATGGGTATTTTGCCATTAGGCAAACGTCCGGCAGTGGGCTGACTGTAGTTTCAGCCTTTGACCAATCAATTAATATTTAAGGAGAGCAAAATGGGATGGTCTTTGTTGATTGATCCGATATTGCACATCATTGACAAGATCATCCCCGATCCTCAGCAAAAAGCTGAGGCTCAGTTGAAGATTCTGGCAATGCAACAAGCTGGAGAGTTTAAGCAACTGGAAGCAGATGTTGCCATGGCCCAAGGCCAGGTAGACATTAATAAGATTGAAGCAAGTAGCGAGAGCCTGTTTAAGTCGGGATGGCGCCCCGGACTGGGCTGGGTATGCGTGTTGGCCTTCGCTGCCAAGTATCTAGGTGGCCCGTTAATTTTCGTTGCTGCACAGTTTACTCCTCATCCGATTACGCTTCCTCCGATTGACATGACAGAAATGCTGCCAATTTTAATTGGAATGCTAGGGCTTGGTACTCTCCGCACCTACGAAAAAGTTAAAACACAATAACATGGAGTCTAAGCATGAGTTTGGATGTGGTGTCTTGGATTCTAAACCTAGTCTTGGGGGGCGGTATGTGGTTGTTAAAAAACACTTATGAGGACCTGAAAGAGCAGGTTAAACAAAACAAAATTGATATCGAGCGGGTAAACGACCGGGCACTCAAGAAAGAAGATTTCGTCGACTTCAAGAAAGAGCTTTGGATGCGTTTGGATCGATTCGAGGATTCAGTGAATGCAAAACTACTTTAAGTCTGGCACACACAATATCATTTGTGATGTATGTGGGTTTAAGTTTAAGTCAGACGAGGTGAGGACTAGATGGGACGGCCTGGTTGTTTGCAATCAAGATTTTGAATATGACCATCCACAGAAACACATTAGGGTTAGAGAAACTGGGCTGGCAGTTGATCCTATTAGGCCAGACGCAATTTTAGATACTTACGAGTTCATTTGCTATATCTATGCCATACAAGCATATGCTGGGTTGGCGGAAGCCGGGTGTGCTAAAGCTGGTTCTGCGACATCCAGCTATGCGTTTTTACTTTCTATCAAAAACGGAGCCCAATAGTGAGCACATCTGGTAATACCTCTTGGGAATTGACAAGGGATGACATAATTAAAACAGCACTGAGAAAAATTGGGGTATTGGCTGAGGGCCAAACACCCTCTATCGAGCAGACCACAAATGCAGCATTGGCCCTAAATTCTTTGGTTTCGTTGTTTGAAACCAAGGGAATGCCTCTTTGGAAAAGAACGACCCAGGTAATCACTCCAATCCTAGGGCAAGCAGATTATACAATTACAAATGCAGTTAAGGTGGCCCAGGTGATTTTAACATTTGTCACCAGCGGCACCCAGTATGATTTGATTGAGAAAAGCCTGTACGACTTCAATAACCTCCCACAAGGAGATTTGAATCCAGGAACGGCAGTGCATTACACCTACCAACCTGGGATTGAGAACGGTACACTCTCCCTGTGGCCTACTCCAGATGCTGGTATGGTAGCAGGTAATAGAGTGGAAGTGGTGAAGCAAAAAGAGTTTGATGGGTTTTTCTCGGCACTGGAAACACCTGACTTCCCTCCATACTATTCCGACGCGTTGATTTACAATCTAGCTGTTAGACTGGCACCAGAATATGGGCTACCTATTCAGGATAGACAACTCCTTAAGGCTGAGGCCAAGGAATATACTGATATGGCGTTTGATGCTGGTGATGAGGATGGGAGTTTATACTTCCAGCCAGATACAGCGTGGAGTAAGTAATGGGATATAGTAGAGCACCACAGGTAGCTACATATCAGACCAAGATGGTTTCTCTCGCCCACGAGATGAACAATAGGTCTACTCTGCCAACCACCGATGTAGATTATGTAAACTGTTTTTTTGAGTCTACGAAAAATAAAGAGACAAACGAACAATCGCTCATTCTTCGGCAAAGGGACGGAAGTTCTGTTTTTATTACTGTGCCCGGAGTTGGCCCGTTGAGGGGAATATATTACTGGGAAGACTTGGGACGATTGTTTGTTGCATCAGGCCATGATGTCTTTATTTTCTCAATGCCCACCGGGGCACCTGTAGCAAGTCTGTTTAATGTATTCCCTACCACCAGTGTAGGGGATGTGGGGATGGTGGATTATCTCTATGACACGGGCATTGTTAAGATTGTAATTACAGATGGTACGACATTAAGCACGGTTGATTCAGCTAATGCTGTCGTTGTTGGTGCCGACCCAGATATGCCAGTTCACCTGCCACAAATTGTATATTTAGATGGCTATCTCTTCATGGTGAAAGCAGGCACTGCCGATCTATACAACAGTAATCTGAATGACCCCCTGGTTTATACGGCAGGGGATTTTCTAAGTTCTGAGATTTTGGCAGACAAGGCAACCTATTTACTTAAGCTTAACAATTACATTCTGTTATTTGGTAACGACTCAATAGAATATTTCTGGGATGCTGCTAACGATTCTGGAAGCCCTCTGCAGAGAAATGACACCCCAGTAAAATTGACTGGCTTTGCTGGGGGCGTGGCTCAGCTGGGAAACAAGGTGTATTTCGTAGGCGATGCCAATCACTCTCAACGCACCATATATGTCCTCGAAGATTTTAAAATCACAGATGTTGGTACTGAGCCCATCCGTCGCTATTTATCCGGCGCAACTGACGGCTTCCAAGCCAATCTAATATCTATTTCTGGTCATGATTTTTATGTGCTTTATGCTGGGATGTACACCTATGTATTGGAGCTTTCAACCAACCTCTGGGCTAGGTGGATATTTGGTGCAGCAACTAATGCATTTAAAATGGGATTTTCATCCTGCTTTAAGATCGGTTCTACTTATCTCGCATTGTTCACACTAGAGGGTTCTCAGGCTCTTTATAGGTTCGATCCCACACTTGGTCAGGATGCGGGTGCCACGCTAACAAGTATTGCTATACTGGACAACAACGCCTTTGATACATACAACAGAAAGTTTATGTATAGACTGACTGTGTGGTCTGATAGAACGTCGGGATCAAATCCGTTGCTAATTCAGTGGAGTGATGACGACTATCAAACATACAATAGTGGAATTACGCTAGAACTCAATCAAGAAATACCATGCATTTATAGACTGGGCCAATTCCGAAGGCGGGCATTCAAGCTAACACACTCTGCTAACCAACCGCTTCGTTTGATGGGGCTTGAGGCGGATATAAATATGGGGCAAACATAATGGCAGATACTTTATTTGCAAATGGTACGGTAATTCAACCGGCGTGGTTGAATGATGTAAATAATAATATTTATGATGGGCATACTGCTCCTGCAGGGACTTTCCGAAATACCCTTTCAAATCCCACAGGAAGTAATATTGTTGGGTTCTTACCCCTAGGCACAGGTGCTGTAAGCACCACTGTTCAAGCCAAGTTACGCCAGCTTGTGTCCGTTAAGGATTTTGGTGCGGTGGGAGATGGTGTAGCTGATGACACAGCTGCTTTTCAGGCAGCAATCACCTATGCCCAGACTACGGGTGCGAGAGGAGTGTTCATCAACTCCCACGGATCGGGGCTGTTTTACAAGATAACGGCACCCTTAATTATCAGCAGGCCAATTGAGATTCTCGGTGAAAGCACCAACACCACATTGATTGGTATTGGCTTTACGGCTACCCAGCATTTAATCGACATTGATGGGACCATTGCTCCTAATTTGGAGAATGTGTCTATTGGGAATTTCACCCTTCGTATGTCGGGCACCATGGCCAACCTGATGCGCTTGAACAATGTGTCAAATGCTAAGTTCCACGACTTGCAGCTTTACAATGGTAGGCATGGATTGGTGATTACCGGGAATAGAAACTTTTCCAATCTATACGAACGAATCTACTGTTCTACTAAACTCACTGAATCTGCGGTGTTGTTTGATGTGTTTACTGGCGGAGGCCAGCACACATTTGTTGGCTGTAATTTCTACGGTAAGTATGGAGTGCAACTTACCTCCAATTCAATTATCAGTACATTGTCCTTTCTTGGCTGCAACTTCGAGCAGTGTGACAATGCCTTCTACTCAGAGGGTGATATCCAGGGAATTGCTTTTCATGGTACCCGATTTGAGAAGAATGGGGTAATTGCTTCTATCAATTTTGCCCCTCTTGTGGGTAAGGTTGTCTCTGGTGTATCTATCTGTGGTTGTTTCTTTGAGACAGACGGTGAAGTTTATACTGTTCAATTCACTGGCGCTGGAACTGTCCGGGGATTCCACATCCAAGGCAATTATGCTAGGGACTACTCTACAAGTTTTGTACGATGTAACGGTGTTGGTGATGGTGGTGTGGTTTCTGGTAACTACATTGATAATATGACAGCCATCATTAATGCAAATAGAGCAAGTGTGGAGGTGGTTAATAACTACAACTCAACCACTTTCTTGGGTGCTAAGTTCAATCCACCCCTGGTAACTCCCACCCTGAACGCTGCAGCAACTGATCTTCCTACAGTGATTGCCCTCACCAATCAAATTAGGTTGGCATTGATTAACGCAGGGCTGGCACAGTAATGGCAGCAAAACTCCCTCCCCAACCGTTAGGCGTTCCTCCGGGCTCTAGTTATTGGAATGACTGGTATGAGAAGCTAAGGCATTTTGTAGACGGCTTAAATAGCAACACTACCGGCACAGGAGCCACAGTGTTGAACACCAGCCCAACCATTGCCACACCCATCTTCACTGGTGTTATAACCACAGATGGTAATGCAGGCATCACTGCAACTATCACCACAGCAAAGATTACATTGGCTGGTACTAACGGCAGCATGACTTTTACCAACGGAATACTTACCGCACAAACCCCTGCTACATAGGAAAACGGCATGAGCTTTTTAGGAAAACTCTTCGATCCTGCTGGCATTACTACAGGTAATGCGGGGGATATTGTAAACAACTCTCTTGATCCTGCTGGGGGCATTGCTGACAACTTGGGTATTTGGCAACCAACAGCCCTCTCTGACTGGCATGACCAGACAGGTAATTACTTTGATGATATCAACTCATTTGAATCCTTCCAGCTGGGTGATTGGGCTAATAGGCTCAAGGACAATCCCTTCAAGTTCCTGGTGGCAGGTACTCCAGCATCAACAAAGATTTGGAACAAGGCTTTAAATAAAGACTGGGACCCTGCAATTAATCAGTTTGGTGGACCTGCTAAAGAAACCTACCAAAGAGCCGATGAGGCAGGTAGAGATACAGCCAACTCCAGGGGCTCTCACCAGGTAGCCCAGGCCATTGCCTCGTATGAGGGTGGGGGTTATTTAAGTGATGCTGGTTCTGCTTACTTTGGTGGGAGTGCTGCCGGCGGGGGAGCCGTCGCAGGTGGTGCCTTAGGTGGTGCAAATGCCCTAGACAATGACACTAGCCTTTGGGAAGGTATTGGTACTGGGGCCCTGGGTGGTGCGGTCGGCGGCGGGATGGATTATGGGGATGGTGTGGGAATCACCGACCCGCAATACAAGAAACTGTTTAACAACGGAGTTACCGGAGGAGTTAAGGCAGGCATCAACAAAGGCAATGTTGGACAGGGAATAGGTAAAGGACTGCTGGGGGCAGCTGTACCAATGGCAGCACAGCAAGGAGGCAATATGCTAGGTGGTTTATTTGATGACATGCCTAATGAGGGCACCCTTGGTGGGAATATGCGAGATGAGTATGGTGAAAACACTGCCACTATGCAGGCTCCTACTCCCACACAAAACAATGCTAATGTTAGTGCTGGATTGTCCGCAGAGAGTTCTCCAATGGGCCTACGCAACATCCAAAGTGCTGGAGGTGGAGGTAGAGAATCCAGCCCAGTGGACAGCTTTATTGCTTCCCTCACGGGCGGCGGGGGTGGTGGACTCAAAGGTAACTATGGGGCTATTGGAGCCAACTTACTGGGCCTTTATCAGGCCAATCAACAGCGTAAGAAATATGGACAGCAGATGGATGGGCTGAGTAACCTGTTCACTCCCAATAGTCCCTATGCACAGCAAATGAGGCAAACCCTTGAACGTAAGGATGCCGCTGCTGGACGTAGAAGCCAGTATGGCCCCCGTGAAGCTCAATTGGCTGCACAGCTTGCAATTCACCAATCCAACATGGCTCCCCAGCTCATGGCTCTCCAGAAGGCACAGAGTGGGGCTAGCAATCAAATGATTAACAACGGCCTGCAGGGCCTTGGTAGTTTATATAAACAAGCTCCTAACATCCAACAGGATTGGGGCAGCTTAACGAATATGTTTGGAGGACAGTAATGTTCAATCTTCCTGCACCAAGCAGCTTGGAGGATGTCTATAGCATGAATCCAGGGGCCTTCTACCAAGGCCAGCAAATGCTAGACGGGGGTATGCAGCAAAGCCAAGCTGATCTGCAAACTACTCAGCTTAAGAACTTGTTTGATCAAGCTAACAATCCTCAGCGCCTGCAAGCGCAAAGCCTGGACAATCAAACAGCCCAGGCCAGGTTGCCAGGAATATTTGCTGACTCAGATATGAAGGGGATGGACAGGGATAAGCAGGGTGCCCTACAAGGGGATGCCATTCAGGCTGCTAAAACTAAGTTCGCTAGAGAAGCCTCAACGGCTCATCTACAGGAACTTGAAGACAAGGCACAGGAAATGGCCATGTCCCCCGACCCCGCTATCAGGCAGCAGGGAGAGCAGCTGTTGATGCACCACAAGGACATCATCAGGGATCGCGCTAAACAAGAGGCAATGTCTGCCCGTAGTATGGAGCTTGAGAAGCTTCGCGGTGCTAATCAATTGGCATTGGCTGGAGTTAATAACGCTGCTGGTCGGTATAACAGGGCAGGTAAGGGTGGTGCTCAAAGTCTGGAGGAGCAGTTTGCTTCTGGCAAGTTGTCTTATGAAAAGGCAGCTGTAATGGCACAAGGTGCTGCCTTCATGGCAGAACAGGAAGGAAGAAGTGAAGACGCTGACTATTACAGACAACTAGCTGACGACTTCAATTCCAAGCACATTGCTTCTAAGCGTGCTGGTGCATATGCCGGTGCGGAGAACAAACCCGAACTAGGTGCTCTGGGTATTAAGCCCAATGCCCCAATCCCCGCAGAGAGTTTCCCTGCTGTTGGCCGCAGACTTCCAATGCAGCAGCAAGTACAACAGGACATCAGCAATGGTGCTCAGTTTAGCTCTCCTGAAGTGGAGGCTAAGGTTAGGCAAGCTGCTGGTATGTCTAATGACAGCACAACATTTAAACAAGCATTTGGTTCGTATGAACCAGATAAATATGAATATCGCATGGGACCCAATGGGGTTCCTCAGCGTAAACCGAAAGGTAAATAATGAGTGACGAATGGGAAGACGCACCTAGCGGTGAATGGGAGGATGCCAAGGGCTGGGAATCACCTGCCAAATCCGGTGTCTCCCAAATCGTTCCTCATGACACCCCTAGTTTCTCTTCTGACACACTGAGTACCAAAAAGAAAGACGAGGTTGCTAAGGAAGCTCCTGGCATGCTCGATTGGCTTATGGGTTCCCCCGGTAAAGGAAAGAAAGAAGACCCAAGCCTAACTACTCGCATTGCTAAGAACCAGGCCAAGGGTGCTGCTGGCCTTGCAGAGACTGGCTTGAACCTGGGTACTGGCATGGCTGCATTTGCCATGGGCCTACCTGTGGTCGGCCAAGCTGCATTGAAAGGTGATAAGCATCCAGAGAAGGAGTGGGAAGCCTTCATGGACCGCAATACCTATCAGCCTCGCACTGAGTATGGTAAGGAATATTCTAAGGTTGCAGGTGATTTGATTAATGAGTTTGGTATGCCCATGATGGGCCTGCATTTGGGTACACCTGAGCCTATGCGTGGTGTCAAAGAACGTGCTGCTCCCAAGGTTGATTTAAAGGCCCTCGATAAGGGCTGGGAAGATGCTCCTGCTAAAGCTGATCCAGATGCATTCTGGAAACAACGTGCCGAACAGCTGCAACAAGATGCCCAAACAGCAGATAAGCCGGGTGCTTTGTTTGTGGACAAGTATGGGCAGGCAATGGATGAGGGGCAGTTTAAACAGCATGCTCAAGAACGAGATGCCCGCACTGCACAGCTGGAGCAACTTAAATCTGACCGGCTTCGCCAACAGCTTGAGAACGGGGAGCAAATGCAGCTGCCCTTGGAACAAGAAGCAGCTCCGAAAGCCCCTGAACAAACTGGCCTTCCCTTGTGGGACAAGGCTGCTGAAAATGAAAGAGCAGCAGCTGAGAAGATGACCTCTGAGGCAAAAGCCAAAGAGGAGTTGTTGGGACAATCTCCTGAAGTTCCAGGTAAGGCAGCAGATGTTGAAAGGGCCCATCAAGAGCGCCAGCAACAGCTTGAATCTGGCAAGGCTGAGGAATCTAAGCTGGCTCGTGAAGATGAGTTGTCGAAGATTCAAGAAGACCTTTTGCAAGGAAAGCCTGTAGCTCGTTCGCGGTTCGCGAATAGCAAACGTCAACGTGGTGCTGTAAATATCATCGATGTGGGTGATGGGTTTAAGGCAATGCTTGGTGACAAGCTTATTGGTTATCTCAAGGACAACCTGCCACGAGGCATGGCCAAAGCAATTGGTGAGAATGCCAACATTGATATTGTGAAGGTTGATCCTGAGCATCGTGGTACTGGTGTGGGCAAAGCTCTCTATCAAGCCTTTAATGAAAAGCATGAAGGCAATATCGCCCCCTCCGGTAAAACCACTGCTGATGCTTGGAAGGTATGGAAGCGTGATTATCCAAGCAAGGTGGATGACTTCGTTTCCCAAGAAGCTGCCCGAGTTCGGGATGGTGCTGACCCGCGGTTGGTGATTGGAAACATCACTGATCCTGCTATTGCCCAACGTGTGCTCACTGAAGCAACGAAGGGGAAGCAGAGTGTTCCTGCTGGTCAACGTGGGGCTTTGTTGTTTGGTTCTGGTGAACCTAAATCTTCTAAGGTTTCTGCCTATACAAAAGACAGCCCTGAAGTTAAAGAGGCTCAAGCAAAACTCAATCAAGAAAAGAAACAGCAGGTTGTCGCTGACATTCTAAAGAATCCTTTGCTGGATGCATACACCAGTAGAATTGATACCCCTGAGAAGGTGATTGCGGAAGCCCCCGGTGCTAAGGACATTGGTCCTACTCAAGCCAAGAAAGCTTCCACGGTTTCTCCTGGGATTAACTCAGTTGCTATCAGCAGCAACAATCCGTTGCTCAAGTATACCCGTGAGGCAATTAGCCGAGTGGTTAGAGACACAGCTAAGCTCACCCGTGACTATGTCACTGGAGCGGATGGCTTCGGTGCAAAGCTCAAGAGGCTTAGCCAAGAGGAACAGAATCAGGTTGTGGCTGCCCTGCAGCTGGCCGACAGGAAGCAACGCACACTCACTGCTGAAGAACTCAGCAAGAATGGCTTCAATACTAAGCAGATTGATTTCATTCAACACGTCCAGAAGATGGACGAGGTTAAGCTTGATATCTGGAACAAGGCCCGTGCGGAACTGGGCCTGCCTTTAGTCGACAAGAGAGAAGGCCACTTCGCTGGTAATTTCTCTGGTGACTATCGCACCCTGGTGCTGGATAAGGATAAGAATGTGGTGGGGGTTGTTACCTCTGCCACCTCACATGGTAACAGAGCCATTCAGAAGAAGGTGCTGGAGAAGCACCCAGACGTGTCCTTTGCGGACACCAAGAGAATGGGGTTGTCTGGCTCAAGTGCCAAGGCCAACATCTTTACTGGTATGCAAGACATCATGGATGTGCTTGCTAAGGGCGATCCACGCTTTGCCAAGATTCAGGAAGTGGTGGATGCAGCAATTAAGGACAGGGGGGATAGCTTGTATGGGGCTTCTCTTCATGCCGATGCCAAAAAAGGTATTTGGGGGAATGAAGGAAATAAGTTCTGGAAGGACACAAACACCAACACCAAGGAAGCTCTCAAGGCATTCGTTGATTATTGGGAAAGTGGTATTTCCTCACACCTGAATCTCACGACTGAGGTGAAGCTTAAAGAACTAATGGACAATCCTGCTCTCGACCATATGCCAAGAGCAAAGCAGTATGTAGACAACTACATTAAACAATTCACGGGCCGTAGTTTAGGAACCCTTGGTGATGCGCTTAACACAATTCTTGACACTCCTGGTCGTTGGACCGGTCTCGGTCCTTCTGTGGTTAGGGATGCTGTACAGCAGTTTAACAAGCGGGCTTCTCAGCTTACTATGGGATTTCTTAACCCTCTGTTTCTCGTAACCCAAGCGTTTCAAGTTCCACAGATGGCATTCCCTGAGCTGACAAAGATTCAAAGCTCTTTGGGTATGGACCCCGTTAAGTTTGCTGCTGCTACATCCAAGGCTGTTGCTGATGGCCTCAAGATGGCCCATGAGGAAATTACAGGGAAACCTGCCAATCTCAGTGAGTTCACCCGAGGTGCATATCAATATGCCAAGGACAACGGGCTCATGACTTTCTCTGAGTTTAATAATGCCAGGGACATTTTCCAAGGCAAGGCATCTAAGGCCGTTGACACTGCCGCGGATTACCTGCGTACGAAGGCAGAGCAGGCCACTAGGCCCTATGTCTTCTTCGCTGCTGTGGAGATGTTGAAGGACAGCGGAATGAGTCCCAAGGAGGTGTATGACACTGCCTATCACCTGACGCAGCATTCGATGGTGGATTACCACGCTTCTGAAAAACCAATGATGTACAGCAGGTTGGGTGTGTTGGGAGGAGCCGCAGGCTCCTTACAGACGTTCAAGCACGCTTACCTAGGTCAGCTAGGGACGTTCATCAAAGACGCTGCTAAGGGCAATCCAGGCCCCTTGGTGGCTGCTGCTGTCGCCATGTTTACCTTCTCTGGCCTCAAGGGCACTCCGTTCTATCAAGAAGCAGATGAGTTGGTGAAAGCTTTGACAGACAAGTTCTATAAGAACCGGAAGTCCATTGCTGACATTGCCATGAAGAATCTGCCTGAATGGGCTAAGAGTGGGGTGTTGTCTACATCCACCGGTGTGAATATGCAGAGTCGTCTGTCTACAGCAGATGTCCTGCCTAACAGCCCAACGGAAGCTGTTTCTCCTTTTATGTCTCTGGCCACCAAGATTGGCCAAGCGGGTGCTGATGTTGTGAAGAACAACGACAAACTGGCTTGGAGTAACTTAGCCAAGGAGGCAGCGCCTAGCGGCACTATCAAGGGGATGGTGGAAACTGGCCTCAAGACTAATGAGAAGGGTCAAACCATTAACAGGAGAGGGGAGGTTGATTATCCCCGCACTGAGTTTGACACAGCTGTGCGTAAATGGACAGGTGGCACCTCGTTAGAGGAAAGCTTGAATAAAGAGAAGCTGTATAACGATCAGCTCAATATGAAGAGCCGTAAAGAGGGACAGAAGGAAGTGACAGCCAAGGGCGAGCGCATGTTGGCTCAGGGCATCTTGACAGAGGAATCCATGAAGAAGCTTGTTGCCGATTACCAAAAAGAAAAGGGCGACCCCCAACAACTTGTGAGCGCCCTGGTGGAATATGCTAAAACTGTGAAGCTAACTGGCAAGCAGCGTATGGAAGGCATTCCTGGAGGAAGCCTAAGTTCCATTTACAAATACGAGAACTATAATGACCGTTAAACTTTCTTCTTCCGCTTCTCCTTCCATGCCTTCCGCCAAAGATGGTTTGGGGTTACTTCCTCTCTCGCTTGAACAACTGCTTCAGTGCTTCCCCAACGCTTCCAAGCTGCGGGCCTCCCAGCTTTTGGAAGGCATAAACCGCACGATGCAACAATGTGAGATAAACACTCCTCAACGTCGTTGCTATTTCCTTGCCCAAATTGGCCATGAATCTGGAGAACTCCGGTACACAGAGGAGCTAGCCTCAGGTAAAGCTTACGAGTGTCGATTGGATTTAGGTAACACTCAACCCGGAGATGGTGTTCGTTACAAGGGGAGAGGGCTGATTCAACTAACTGGTAAAAGAAATTACGCGCTCGCTGCGCTAGCACTTGGTCTACCTTTACTCGAAAAGCCAGAGTTATTGTCATTGACGGAACACGCGGCTTCGTCGGCAGGGTTCTTTTGGACCAATAATAACTTAAATTCATATGCTGATAAAGGTGATTTTAGTGGACTCACTAGGAGAATCAACGGTGGCCTCAATGGGCTCGAAGATAGGCAAAGATTGTTGAAGAATTGTCAAGCTGTGTTGACATGAGAAAAGCCCCGGAACTAAAAATCCCGGGGCTTTCTTTTGCCTTATTGGCAGGCTATGCAGTCTTCTCCTTTACTAGCACGGACATTTGATTTTGAATAGATGTAATAAAGTCCTCGGATGCTCTCATCCAAGAACGCTTGTTTGTGAATTGCACTAATCTCACTCTCCTCTGCTTCACTGCTGAAGAACAGATTCAGGCTTTGCCATTGGTCAATATACCTAGCTCTGCTCGATGCGTGCCTAAGCACGTGGCGTTGATCTAGTTCAAACGCTGTCTTGAACACCTGCTTCTCATGAGCATCCAGCCATTCAACATGCTGGACAGAGCCCTGATGATCAACCAAGTCGCTAATGGTCTTCTTGCTGTAAACACCTCGCTCTTTCATAATGGGAAGAAGCACGCTGTTCACTCTCTCAATTTCACCAGCAGCGCTGCTCTGTGTGTAGGTCATCCCTGGGTCGGGGTTAATCCCCTCAGATACACCACCCATAATGAGCGCTGTACTCTTTGTCGGAGCAATGGCAATTAGATGGGTGTTTCGTCTTTCGACGGGCGCTCCCTGACACCACTCCGGTACTCCATAATTTCTTCCGAGGAGGCGGCTAGCCTCGTTAGCTCTTGTGGAAATGTCTGCAAAGATAGATTGGTTAAGGTAACCGGCTTCAAGGGACTCGAACGGGATTCTTCGCTGTTGTAGGAGGGTGTGAAACCCGCATACGCCGAGTCCAAGGGCACGCCCCTTCTCCGTAGCTCTGACAGCGTTTTCCAAGCCAGGAATTGAACTTCCTCTTGTGATAAACTCTTGAGCGACACAGTCAAGGAAATGAACTGAGTCTCCAACTGCATTTGTGTTCTTCCACTCATCGTATTTAGCCAGGTTGAGGGACGACAACACACATGTGAATGTATGCTCTTCGTCAGAGAATAGATTGATTTCGTTGCATAGGTTGCTAGCCAGCACGTTGAGCCCGTTCTGAACATACTCAGGAGGGCGGGCGCGACGCACCTTGTCCTTGAAGAAGAAGTAACCCCGACCGGTGAGCATCTTCACCTTGAGCATACGTTGATACTTGGCTAATGCTTCTGTCTTACCCGTTTGAAGGTCAACAATGAACTGGTCATTGATAATCCAGCCAATGTTTAAATCATCTGGATGGTTTTCTAGATAGGTAATGACTTCCCAAAAATCAGAATGTTCCACAGGCAGGTAGGCAGCCCATGCACCCCTGCGAGTGCTGCCTTGACTGACATCTTGGGAGTCGGTAACAAAGCCTCTAATAACTGGCAACGTGCCAGAAGCCACACCCCCAGCGCTAATGGCACTGCCACGAGGACGAATATCCCCAAGATAACCAGAAGTACCAAAGCCATGCTTCGTGAGAAGAGCTGTTTCACGACGAGACGAATAAAAGCCATCAATTGAATCCTTAATATAGCCGCCGGAGCAGCTTACAGGGAGGCCCCTGGATGTTCCCATGTTTGCGAGAATGGGTGTGCTACAGCTAAGAAAGCCGTTCCAGATAAGATCGAAGAACTTTCTGGAATATTCATCTGGGCTGTAAGTATGTCTTGCCGCTGTTGCAGCAATACGCTCAACCTGCTCTCTAAAATCTTTAGCGTCATATAGGTACTTGCTATTGAAGAGTTGCAGTCCGCCAGTTGACATCCACTGTGGGAGGCGGCCAGTTGCTTGAAGGTGCTTTCGCTCATCGCTTAATTCTCTGTAAAGGTTAGTCATTGGTGGAAATAATCCAGTTCGCGAATTTTAGTAATTCCTCTCTACTTGCGTTGCTTTTCATAACGTTGGCTTTCTTGCTAATGACTTGCACATTTCCTTTTACATACCCCAAGGAAGAATCAATTCTGTCTAGGGAGGGTGAGTTGTCTTGAGCTTTTCTTGTATTTATTTGCAATGCCATTCCCAAAACAGGGCAATACTGAGGGACTTCTATGTCATCGAGTGTAATGTCTAACGACATCCTCTTTAAAGCAGCCCTAGCCTGTGCTGCCTCAAGCAGGCGTTTTCTAACATCGGACCTGCTCTTAATCTTTCTTTCCTTAAAGGCCAGTGGGTTTTCTTTATATCTTTCCGCTGCTCTTTCTGAGCAGCAAGCTTTACACCATGAATGACGACCTTTGTAGGAATAATAGAAGTCCATTTGTGACTTCTCTTGATTACACTTAACACAGGGGTTTACCATACAAACTCAGTCTCGGACCAGTTGCGGCTGTATTCGTTACCAACTGCACTAAAAAAATCATTGTAGGTATAATTGTTAATGCCATTGTAAAACCACAAAGCGATTGGATTATAGGGAACCTTCCATTCGCTATGGAGGCCCATATTGCCTAGGCAGATGTTAATACGGCTCTTGACAAACTCTTCTAGTTGGTGGGCCGTGATACCTTTAATTGGACCCTTCTCAAATATCTTAGCGATAATTGCTTCTTCATGCTTCAGAAGCTGTTCCGCTATTCCACGAATTACTTGGTGGTCTAGCTTGGCTCCAGATTCTTTAAAGAGCCAGGCTCCTGCTTCGCTATGAAGGTTCTCATCTCTAACGGAGAAGTTGATGCCTCTAACAATGTTTGTAAGCTTGTTCTTCCCTTGAGACTGGAAATGCTTAAGGAAAGCGAAAGAGCTGTAGAGCACAGCGCCTTCAAGCATGGAGAACATTGGAAGGAAATACTCAGTGTCTTCATATTGCTTAATAAAGTCCATTCGCTGCTTTAAGACTGGATCGTCTACATAGCTGCTGTAAAACTCGTCTGTGCTTAAACCAAGAGACTGATTAATTTTGTCATAGAACGGTTGATGAACAGCAAGCTCAAACATACCGAAAGTAGAAGCCATTCGTTGAATTTCTGGCCGTGGAAAAGCATCCATAATCCTGCCAGTCCAATAGTCACGCCCAGCAAACAGTTCGTATAGACTAAATAACTTAAGAACCGTAAGAACGCCATGCTTCTCAGCTTCTGTGAGATTTGTGAGAATGTCATGTACATCTTTCTCCACTCGAATTTCGTCTGGCAGCCAGAACACTGACAGCTGCTTCTTGGTGAACTCATCCGCTTGCGGAAAGCGGACAACGAACGACTCGCTAGGGTCTGTTATTTTATTTGGCAAGTAAATAGAGTCCAATGTTAGAGAACGCATAGCCGCTGTAGACAATGGTCATATTGCCGTTGCCCTTCATATATTGCTCCACAGCAACTCCCATGTAAACAAGCCCCACTAGGGCAATAAGCCAACTACTCATTCTTCTTCCTCAATATATTCGAATAGGGTGGGGTCGCCCCCGTAGCGTGAATAATGTGGAGTTTGATCTACGTAAATGCTGCCACATTTGCACATTACAAACTGCCCAGCAAACTTAGACCAAATTACATCGTCACACTTGCGGCATCTAACCTTCGTTTTAGATTCCCACGGGGCTGTCGTTTTCTGGGAACTCAAGTTGTTCTGGCTCATAAGCCTCAATTTCCTCTTCTGCTTCTCTATCCTGCTGCTGCCTAACTAAATAGCGCTTCTTGTAGCTACGTTCTTCAGCTAAGGGCAGCCATGAGCTTTTCTTTGTTGTCTTCAATGTAGTCCGTCAAGTAATCAAGCAATTCACGTTCTGTAAGTTCCAGGACATCCAACAACTCAAAGATGTCCAGTCTCGCTGCAAGCTCGTCTTTTAGTTCTTCAATGGTGTGATGCATCAATAAGCCTTGCCGCCAATAGATGCACGGTGCTCTGGTTTGTGGTCTTCACGGGTGCGATTGAATGCCAGCTTCTCAACCACAGCTCCACCCAGGTCCATTTGCCATGCCCCAGCCAAGTCACAAATGCGGATAAAGGCGTCTGCCAGTTCTACCTCTCGCCCATGACGGTGGGACAGCTTGTCGTCCATCATGTTCCGCCTGTCGGCCTCCATGGCCTCGGCCAGCTCTGAAACAATGAGCATCAGCTTAATGGGGAATTCTTTCTCATCGGGCAATTGGCCTGGCTGTAATTTCCACCATCCTGCATCACAAGATGCATCAAAACAAGTATGAACTAACTCAGTGATATTATTCTTAAGAGACATTACGGTCATCCAATTCTGGTTTATTCTTCATCATCCAATCAATGAACATGCAATTGCACGCGATGTGGTGCATATGCGGAAGCCCGCTCTCACTGTCCACATCCTCTCCCTTCATCCACGCTGTCAAATGCCTAAACAGACTGGAGGACATACGAGAATAGTTGAAGCCCTTCTTCCAGTTGTTCGGGCTATATTTCTCAGCACCCATAGTGAGGACAGCAGCCACCCCCTCCAGGAAAGTGGGGTCTAGTAGGTCCATACGTGGCTTGCCTTGATCGAATCTAACTGCCCCCAAAGGGACAATCTCTTGGGAATTTGCAACCTTCTCCCAAAACTCAAGTTGCTCCATAATTCCTCACAATATAATCAAGGGGAAGGGGCTCCAGGTTGAACTCCCCTTCATTCACGTCATGCAGCATGAGGCACCCCCGCCAGTGCTTATTCCCTTGTGGCCCCATGTAATCTTCATCGTGCTGGTAACAGGAGCCTGCAATTACCGATGTCAGGCGCCTTCCATCGGCGCGTGTCGCCATGGCAATCTGCAAGCCTTGTTGGTGACCCGCCACACAGCTTTGGTGCTTCTTGTTCAGCTGCGCTTGAGCAGTTGTCGCAGGGCGTCCCATCGTCCCCGTAGAAAAGTAGTGGCTGTATGCCACACCATCAATAACGACAACATCAAGGAATGGAAACACTTCCCAACCAAACTCTTGATATTCAAGATCATTGACAGAAAGAAGACCTTCAAGTTTTGCATCATTTTCAATTGCTCGGTTAATACGATTCTCATGGTTGCCCAATGTCAATACAAGGCGTGGGCGATATTGCTTCTCTTTATTCCTAATTGCCTTGAAATTAAATATGGCAACTGGCTTAAGCAACGCCGTCATAGCCTGTACGGTGGCATCTACATCTGCTGTATAGCGGCGGCCCTCAAAGCTTTTCTTGCCCACATCGTAAGACGAGAGGCTGGGGAGGTCAGCAAAATCCCCAATACAAACCACCACCTCCGGCTTCTTATCGACAACGAAATTGCCAATGGCTGTTAAGAACTCGAAGTTGTCCCCTTGCTTGGCCTGGACATCGGGCAGGACAAAATGCCTCATTTAAAATAGTCCTCACACTTGAGTCGATATGGCCCATTAGCTGCTTCAAGGAGGGCCTGCACCACCCATGAGTGGGGAATGAATTTGTCGGGATCTTCATTACAGTAATTTTGTGGGAGTGTGAAGGCCCATTTCTGTGCTAACTTAATTGCCTCTGGCTCTGTCACTGCACTTCCCCCGGCATAGCATGCATAAACTCCTCCTCGTTGTCCTCTTCCTCAACCTCCAAGGTGGGGACCAGCTGCTGCATCAGCCCTTGGGCATACAGCATATTGAGGCCAAGGGTGACAGCAACAGTGAGTTCCTGTCCTGACAACTTACCTGTAATTACGGCTGAGCCGTCTTCACCTTCGATCACTTGATTAATTTGCATTATTTCCTTTTTCTAGTAGTCCGCTCAGATGCAGTTTTCTCCGAATGGCACGAAGTACAAAGGACTTGTAAATTCTCTTTATCACAGAATAGTCCCTTGATAAACGAATCCCAAGTTGTGAACCCCTCAGCACCGACAACGGGAACTGTATGATCAACCTGGACCCCTTTAGCTGGAAAGTCGAGACTGCAACCAGCGCAGGCATAGTGCTGTGCAATACGGCCTGTCGCAACATTTGTTTTTTTCTCTGTCTTAGCTTCATTTAATGTCTCAAATTTCGGAGGATACCTGCGGGTTCCTGATCTTAAAATTGACACGATAAACGAGTGCCACCGAGCGGGGGTCCACTCAAGTTTCTTCTTAGTCGTCTTGGGCTTTCGCCCTGGCGTGCGCTTCAAGGAGGGCTGCCTCTCTTTCTTTTAGTTCTGGAATGTCAAGCCGATTGGCATAGGTTTCTTTTGTCAGCTTGCCAGTGCCTAGCCACGACATTGGCAGATATTCCATGCCATCAACTTCCATGTCGAATAAATAGGCCCCAAGCCAGGGCCTTGCCTGTCCAACCACATAAGCGAAGATGACAGCTGGTGTGCCATCCTTTGTTGCTAAGCTGAGAGGGAACGATTCCAAATTTCACCACTTTCTCGTTGCAGCCAAAGCAATTGGCCGTTTTTAATAAACCGCTCGTCGTCGTTATAGAGGCCCCGCACCAGCTCAATCATCTCTTCCTCTGTGGACAGATGATCAATGTGCTTGGCAGCGCCAACCTTCCCAATTCCCTTAACACCGAAGATGTTATCTGCCGTGTCACCAATGAGCATTTGCTTGTAGAAGAACCGCGCCCCGTCTAGGGGCGTAACATAGAAATGCTCTTCTGGTTTCACCCATTGCTTGCCGTAGGAGGTGCCTGCAAACTCCCAGCTATAATGCTTTCCAGGAATCTGCCGCATGTCCTTGTCCAGCGTACAGACAACAAACTTGATATCCTGTTTCCAATACTTGGTTGCCTGAATGGCCACAGTGTCATCAGCCTCACAATTGTCCGACACCTTGGCACCCCATTCAGCCACCAGGTGCTCCCGCAAGGGCTCCAAGTACTTGGGCCTAGGCTTATCAACTCTATTGGCTTTATATTCAGGGCAGATTTGTTTACGGAAATTATCGGGGCCTGTCAGGTAGATTTCGTGCTCAGTGCTTTCTGTCTTTTGCAAGATGCGTAAGACCAGGTCATTAACACGATAGATACCAAGCTCAAGGCTTTCATTCTCAACTGATGCAGCAACCCTAAAACTAATAAGGTCGCCGTCAATAATAGCAATTATGGCTTATACCCCTTTAGAAACTGGTGCAAGAACATACTGAACGAATCAATCTCTCTCTCATCATGCTGCTCAGTTGTCTTGCCTTGTGCATAATAAATTGCATGGCACAACTCGTGCAGGAAGGTTTGTTCTTTAAGCTCCTGGGGAATATCTTCTCTAATCTCAATGGTGAGCTTTTCAAGCCAACACCTACCGAAATAGTCACAGGCCCGTTCAGACTGCTTGAAATACTTCACCTGCCATTTATAGCCCCCAAGAATAAAGCTATTGGGGATGCGCATATCAGAAGGGCACGTCGTCAGCCATGTCATCGAAGCCAGTGCCTGTGGGGCCCTTCTCCTTGACAGCCTTGTCGAACACGAAGTCAACATACTCCTGTGCAAGGGCAAGAACCTCAGCTGTCTTGGGAGGTGCCTTAGCACCAACAGCCAGCGTTGCAACAGCAGCACTCAGGGAGCTTTGCTTGACAATTAAAACCTGGCGGTTTGCGCGTTCTTCTGCCGTCTCATAGTTGCTTCGCACTGTTGCGGCAGTGCCTTGCACAATGCCGCTCGCAGAGCCCGTAGAGGCTGCTGGTGCGCTTCCTGCAGGGCTCAGGGCAGTCCAGTCCCAGTAGCCCTTCTCGTTCTTGACCGAGGTCACCTCAAAGGTCTTGCCAACGGCTGACGGATCGGACAAGACTTTGTAGGCTTTCTCAGCAGCACCAAAGGAGAAAATCTTCTTTCCTCCCACTTTGCCTTGGTCATCTTTGTATGCCGTGTCGGCAATGTTATACTTGCCCTTGTTTTCAATAGTCACTGAGAGAATGGTAACTTGCAAAATGTTTCCTTAAGATAAATGATATTCAAAGAACTTGCCAATGTTTGTGTGCTCATAGTCAAGTCCGTCCGAGCGAAGCCTCTTGGCCCGCCAGGAACATACAAAGGTGTTGTCGGGGGTATAGCCCCCGCTCTTGTCATACCTGTCAATTGCACAGCTGTTGTCTGTACGTCCCTCGGACAAGTAGTTAATGGGAATTGACAGCACTGGGCATGTGTCAACCCAGTTGATTTCCTCGAATCCTGTGCTCCAAGAAATTCCCAGTCTCTTGGCAGTTGATCTGGCTACGTGATACTTAATTCGTTTCTCTCGTAGAAGTTCCTGCTCCTTGTCCCCCCAGTTCTTGTGGTGTTTAGGACTTCTTTTCACCATAGATTTGTCTTAGCTCTCCTCATCGCCATTACGATACTCTGAGCAGGCTTCGTCGTACCCATCCCAGTTATCCACTCCATGACTCTTTAGGCATTCCAAGAACCATTGATCGTCACAAAGCTTTTGATATTCTTTGATTTGAATTGTTATGTACCCATCTGGGTCGTGTTCAAGCATAAGCAATCTCCTTCATATTTGCTTGATTCATTCCTGCCTTCACTTCCCCTTCGAGGGGTACAACCCAAGCATATCCAAATAGCTTTTGTATGTTCGCTCGTAAGTCTTGGAACACCTCATAGAAAGTGTTAGCAGCAAGGTGTACATGTGACCTAGGACAATCAACAGTAATCGAGTCATGTACCGTTTGAATGAACTTGATGTCGTCATATTTCTTAAGCCTGTTGAATGCAGAGATACGAGCAATCATCATAACGTCTGCCCCTGTGCCCTGAACCGGGAAATTCGTGAGAGTGGTCCATGGGCAAAACAGCTCCCCCCTCTTGTCAATGTTGGGTACTTTCCAAAAGCGTCCCAGTGGGCCAATAATTGGTTCATTTGCCATTACCTTCTGTGCCCATCTGTTGTGGCATTCATTAATGCCTTTGTATTTGGCAAAGAACTTCTCGTTCACCCCGTCCCAGTATTTACTATCGCTGCTAACATGCATGAAAGCAGGGTCGTTAGCAAAACTCCACCCAGACCCGCGGAAAATGGTCCTGAAGAGATATATCTTGCTAATTAGTCGGGAGGGGAGGTTAAAAGCCTCTCTGTTAAGCTCATGGGTGTCATGTCCATCAATCACCTCTTGAATACCAACAGGGTCTCTGCTCAGCTCTAGAATGGTCCTCCATTCGGGTCTAAAGCTGCTTAGCGTCCACGGACACAAGCATGCTAGATACCCTCCTTGAAGGCACTACTGAGCACTTCTTCATAATTCAAGATAACTAGCATTACTTACGAAGCAGCACTGGCTTGCTGCTCTCCTTAATTAAAAGCTTCACCAACTCATCACACTCTTTTGGATGATGCTGCAACAGGTCACTCACCAATAGCTCTGGCTGTCTCTTAAACAAGTCAATGAACGAGAACAGGGTGTGATACCAATTGCCTTCTGCGTAAATACCTTCTCCATATTCTTTGTCTTCGTCGTTGAAAGGCAAGGAGTCATAGAATTTAGCTGTCATATTGGCTTTCAAAAATCTCTAGGATTTCTCCACTCATGTTCTGTCCATTTGGTTTGCTGCTAGACAGCCTCCCGGTCCGTGCGTTACATTGATTGTATGTCGGATGTAGCATTCCTTCAGGCCATGCATATTCTCTGTTAAGTTTGTTGAGTCCTTCGTAATAGGTGCCCCTCACTTTCTCAAGTTTAGCAAGCTCAAGTAATAGAGTTACAAAACCTTTTGCTCTAGCAGTGCCTTTAAGCTTTTTAAGCGTCCCCTCATCTGTGGCGTAAGTTCCGGGTTTCTTAAGTTCACTTCTAGGTAATGGAGCAAGAAGTGTTGGGAGGAGGTGTTCCTTAATTCCAACACGAAAGCGAGGTTGTCCGAGCTTGGCCCCTGTTTTATAAAATCCAATAATTTCGCGCACTTCTTCAACAATGGTACCGCCGTACAGGAAAGCACTAAGCTGATCACCAGAGTTGAAGTTGATACGGATATCAGGGTAAACGCTAGAAAGCTGTCCATTAATTTCCTCAATGCGAGCACCAATCTCAGCGCTCTTTTCTTCACATCGCTTGCTGTTGTATTTCAGACCATTCCATTCCATTTCCAACAGCACCAACAGGTCTTGGCATTGGAGCTTGAATAGCTTGAATAGCTCTGGCTGCTGCCTGAATGCCTCCAGCTGCTTCAAATAGCACTGGTAGGTACCTAGGCAGTCATACTCCCCATATTCACATAGGATTTCCCACGGCACCTGATCGGTGTCTATATTTTTATTCCAGTACTGCTCCTTGACCACATCTAGCTTCTGCTCAAAGCCGTAGAACTCCAGCACTTCGTTGAGGCTGGGGAATGCAGCTGTTTGTCCAGACAGCAGGAAGTGAGCTAGCTGCACGTCCCAAATCTTCTTGCCCTCAAAGTTGAAGCCTGTTCGTCGCAGCCAAGCAAGGTCAAACTTGAAGTTGAGTCCAATGAGCACTGACGCATAGTCGATGTGAATTTGCACATCCCTGTCGTCTGGCTTATGGGAAGTTGAATAGCCATTGCTGTGGTGGCAGTGAATTGACACCAGCTTGCCTTTTGTGCTATAGGGGCTCGCTAGGGGGAACTTCAGAGTCTCCACATCCACCACCAGGGGGTTCTCCGTATACAAATCTCTTGTCATATTCTATGATGTAATACTCTCTTGTTTCTTCTGGAAGTCTTTCCCAAGGAATTGCTCCTTGCCAGCCAAACGTAAGATTTGAAAACCACTCCCGTGGATTTTTAGGTGTACTCATAAGTCTTTGTACCTGGCCGCCTCTTGATCCATCATCACTTCCCAGCGAGCATGTCGTCTCTTAGGGTCTGTGTCAGGATCGCCAAGAAGCTTGTTCTTAGAAATGTTTAGGAACCTAATCTGGGCATAAGCTTCATCATGCACTTTACCAATCCCCAAGATGAAGTCTGCGGTGGCTTGTTTACTGGTCTTTGCATTTGCTACATTCCCCATGGTGAGCCATTTCATTCCCTCACCTGATCCATCCGCTTGAGTCACCCCAATGATTGGACACTGCTTAGCAAGGGTGCGTAGCCATTCATAAATTTTACCCAGTCTGAGGTCCTCTCTGTCAGCATCAAACCCCTGGACATGGTCAACCTGATCCACCACCACGACACAAGGTTTGTATTTCTCAATAAGCTTCTCAACATGAGTTTTGTTGAAGTTGCCCAGTCTAGGCAATAGAATCTTTCCCTTAGTCTTCTCCATGAAGACCTGTTGTGCTCTTGCTCTATTACTAAGTATCTGTGCCAATGTAGCACCAAGCACTGACTGGTAGTACCTCATGAGGATGTTGTCGTCCTCACCTTCGTTGTTGAGGTGCAGCACTGGGCCTAGGTTTTGAGCGACAGCTTGTTCTGCAAAGTAGCTGCCTTCGGATGTTAGGAAAGTGGTTTTACCGGTCTCTGGGCGAGCGAACAAGAAGCCAAAGTTTCCTGGGCGCAAACTACCCAATGACTTGTTCAGGCTGTCCATGCGCCAGCGCAAGCCAGGCTTTAGATAAGTCTTGTCAAGTAGTTGCTCTAAATCTGGCTCCACAAACTCAAACTCATCTTGAGAAGCAACAGCGTTTCCACTGTCCCATTCCTCCAGAAGCTTGAGTTGCTCCTGTACCCCTGCCATGGCCCGGTTGTCGCCTTCTGAGGCGTTGTAGGCGGCCATGGAAAGCTCTTTGAGCAGCTGTCCCTTCTTCAGGGACACACAGAGCTGCTTAGCAGCGTCTTTGTCAACATCGAGAGTTTTCAAGTTCTCGAACAGCTGGATGTAGAACTCACGCTCACTTGGTCGACTTGCGAAGAACAGGGTAGCAAGGGTGTCTACAGACATCGAGGTGTTAGCCTCGTCGTTGAAATACTCCTGGATACAGCGATAGATGCCTTGTAGTTCTTTGGGGAGGTCTTTCGCTTCCAAGATGGAACTCACAGTGGTGTAGCTCTCTCGCTCCAACGCAAGCAAGAGAACACCGAGTTCTGGAATTACAATGGTTTTCTCCTATAGAGGTCTGTCTAAACAGACCTCTTAATATATTAATGTAGAAGCCTTCGCTTGGGGCTACGGCTTCACTAACACAAATTGAAAGAGCATACTTCTATTGTACCAAGAAAGCAACAGCTTGTCAAGCTTTTTCTGGCTCTTTACGTTCCAGCAACAATCATTAGGTAGGCAATGTAGGCGAAAGGGCTGCAAAAAATGAGGAACACTGTAGCCTGTGCAAAACTCCACCCATCAGGCTCGTTGCGATGATACAAAAAATAGTCCAGAAATTTCTTCATCTGTAAGTTCCTTGGGGTCTTGCTCGGTGATGACCACCCTTGCCTGCATCCCTAGCATCTTTGCTCTCTGGGCAATCTTCATAGCTTCCTTTGCCTTGTCGTGGTCTAGCCACACCACCAAGCTTCGATATAGCTTTGCCAAGCGTGTCAATTTGCTTGTAGGTAGGTTGGTACCTAACAGGGACATTGCATCGATTCTTCGCCCTTCTAGGGCTCCAGAATCTGCCAGGGTGATGGCACTGAGGCAGTCTTCTGTTAGGACCAGCTGCCTGGGTCCTTCCAGCGGTTGTACAGCCATTTGGTATATTGGGAGGAGACCTTCGTGTGGCCCGCTTGTGAAGTATTTCGATAGCTTCCTACCTCTCCAATCACTTTCGCTGAGATTCCGGGCTTGAAAGAACTGCTTGTCTCCTGTCCAGGGGAAGGTGAAGACAAGTTGATTTTTCGAGGGGCTGTAGCGCACACCTCTGGCAATAAGGGTTTCAATGGGCACATGATATTTTCCTAACCAAGCAACAGCATCGCTGCCGAAATGAGTGGACAAATCATCGGGGAGAGGCTTAACGTCAGACACATCTTCTCTGTTGCGCTGAGCCTTTGCCACCAATGGAGACATTGTGGGTCTGCTTTTGTCGTGACATGAGAAGCAGAAGCTCCCCCCGTCGTCATAGATCGCATTTGCATCACTACTCCCACAGTTTTCACATCGTATATGCCTCAAAAACCTAGCCACTTAGCACTCGTCACTGTCCATATTGTTAAACGCGCTTTCCTCTTCTGGAGTCCAGGCAATTTCCTCATCCAGCTCATCAGCAAGCTCTTGTCTTGCTTGCTTCACTGTCTCGCTGAGCAAGTCGCTTTCTCTCAAACATTTAGTGCACATTTCCGTATATTCTCCTGAGCCTTTGAATTTAGAACAGGCTTCCTCTGTTGTGAGGAGCACATTACATGCGTAGCATCTCATTTTTCAAATACCGTTTTAATCAGATCGATGATGAGCAATATGGTAAAGCCGGCTGCAAGTACAGCAAATGATGCGGTAATTATGGCAAAAGACCAAGTAAGGATAATTTCAGGACTCATTTGTCTCTCCAAGCCATCACAACAATGGAAATTCCAAGGCAGGCCCAAAATACACCAAAGCCAATAGAAAAAGCATCCATTACACATTCTCCCTTGAGGCATTCCAGCATTCTTCAAGTTCACCAAGAGACCATACATCGTTATCAAGCATGCCTTTAGATGCTGCCCATTCATCAAAGCTTAGCTTCTTCTTTGGGCTTACGAACTCCTCTTCATATTGCTGCACACGAGTGACATAGTCACCTAATGTTTTTATTTGACCTGCTGCGCCGTCTTTGGCTGGTGGTTTAAACACAAGTGCTCCCATCGGTTAAAAAGACTAAGTCACTCTCCTTAATAAAAAATTCCTTTTTATCAGCTAAACATACTCTGAAGTATTTTACACAATC